AGTTTGCTCAAAATTTCGATGAATACGAATTAATGCAAATGGTTTTCGAATTTCATTCGACGATTGATGCATCTGCTGCTAATAATAGCAGTGGAAACACTGGTACCATTGTAATGGCCACTAATTATAAATCTGATGCTGCTCCATTTATTACGAAGGAAGAAATGATTCAGTATCACGGTGGTGTTAGTGGCCGTTTGACAGAGGATTTGACTCATGGAGTTGAATGTGATTCTACCAAGAATTCTCTTGGTGGTGGAAAATTTATACGTACTGCTATTGTTCCGAATAGTGATTTGAAAACGTTTGATGCTGGATTATTTCAAGTTGCTTTACAGAACATTCCTACTGCTTTTCAAAATCAACAAGTTGGCGAATTATGGGTTTTTTACAAAGTGAAACTTTCCAAGCCAAAGTTGTATACAGCTCTCGGTAATGGTATTACGGAGTTTCGTGCTGTCAGTAATGGTGGTGCTACCAATAGTGCTATAATGGGTACTAGCATTCTAAAAGCGCAGGCAAACAGTTTGGATTTAGCCGTAATTAGTTCCACTGCAACAGCTGTAGCTGTTGGGCCATCAATCAATTACACTCCTGGTACAGGAGGTGTTCAGATTACTTTTCCTGCGACTACCAGCGGTGTATTTTCTGTTAAAGTGTTTCTTGAAGGAACAATAACAGCTACAGGAAGTGGTGCTGGTTTTGTTATTCCATCTGATACCACTGGTGGCAACACTAACATTACTCGGTTTGCGGATATGTACGGTTGCGGAACTACTGCAACTAGTCCTAGTTCTTTTAGCTTGGCTATTAGTTCAACGAATGTTGTTTTGGAAGGTCATATCATGGTTAAAGCAGCAACGGGAGGTATCAACAACAATGTTTGGTTTTATCCATGTGGAACCACGTTTACCACTGGTTCAGTGACACAATGTTATGTGGAAGTTAGCGAAATTGGTAATCAATTTGCTACTAGCAACACTGTTGCAAACCCCATTTTTGTCAATTCAGTTAATGTAGTTACTGCTGTTGCGTAATATCATTATTTAATGCCGAGGACTCCTCGCGAATTTATATTAGAAATTAAGTTGATATTTAAAAAAATATATTGTTGTGTTAATGTCTAGGAGTCGTTTTGAATATAATGGTTTTAATTTTCGTTTGGCGAGAAATTCAGACAGCCGCGATGATTTATATCATCAATTGATTATGCCATATTATATAGATTCAGATGATGATGCAGAATTTGGTATTGAAGAAATTTTTTCTCAATTTATACGTGATTGGTTGCCAGATGAAGTTGATAATGATGTATTTTCTATTGATGAATCTTTATCTGCGGATGAATTTTATGCTTTGAATCAAAGTTTGCGTCATTTTGATCGTATTCGCTTGTGGTCTCGTTATGAAGAATTGATGGAAAGAAATGACGAAGAAGGAGATACTGCACAATCTGTAGAAGAATTTGATAATCGCAGGAATCAAATGTTAAATCTTGTTGGCAACAATCCTTATACTGAAGATGAATATGTTCAAGTATTTCGTGAATTAAATCCATTTATTGGTATGAATGATGATGAAGTATTTATTGGTGCTGACGATTTAGCAGAACCATATGTTCCGGATGATTATATTGATGATATGGTGCGTGTAGCAAATCTAAATTTGAGAACGGGACCACGAATTACCAGAGCAGAAATTATTGAAGAATTAGAGAACGAGCGTCTTTATCGCGAGGAGCAAGAAAGAAAGTTTGAACGTTATATGAAAGAAGTTGAAGCACAAGGATTGAGAGAATTGAATGAAGCTATCCGTATAGACGAATTACGAACTAAATATGACCCTGCCCGATAGGTTAGGGCCTTACCCGATAGGTTAGGGCCGTCGAATGTTGGCTAACCGTTAGGGTTAAGGGTTAGTTTTTTTTTTTATATTTAACCACTGGAACAAGGTGTGGGGGCTAGTATTACCCCCACACCTTGTTCCAGTTCCAGCCGGTAACGGCTGGTTGTACATTGTTTTAATCATTTTGTTGAAGTTGACATCTCATACCGGTTTGGTATACCGGCCGGTATGAAAAAAAAAGAAAATTCTTGGTACAAGAAAATTTTTTTTTGTTTTGTCAGAATTTTTTACAGTGGACCCTGTTAACCAAAAATTTCGACATTATGTCTTTACCGTCAACAACTGGACTAACGAACAACGTGCCATTATCGATGGGTTGGAGTGCGAATATGTCTGTTATCAACCCGAACGAGGACATGGAGCAGGAGGACCCGGAGATAATCCAGTTGATGAAGGACGAGAACGAGGCACCCGACATCTTCAGGGATTTATCAGCTTTAAGAATCCAAGATCTTTTGGAGGAGTTTCCAGACTCTGCAGAGGATGGCATATTGAACGAATGCGAGGAACTATTGAGCAGTGTGTCTCATATTGTTCAAAACAAGATACGCGTGACACCGAGGCAGGTTTTGAATTCATTGAACGAGGCACGAGGCCAATGGGAGCAGGTACAGCAGGCAAGCGATGCGATCTCGATGACGTTGGATCTCTTATCAAGAGTGGCGGAAGACCCCGCGACGTTTTTGAATCTGACGCCGGAGCTTTCATCAGATATAACCGCGGGATTTTGGCCGCAGTCGCCCTCTTTGAACCAAAGCGAGATTTCGTCACTGATGTGTACTGGTTTTATGGACCCACTGGTAGCGGTAAGAGCCGAGCTGCTTTGCTTGAAGCACCTGATGCGTATTGGAAAGATCCGAGTTCAAGCTGGTGGGATGGCTATGACAGACATGCCGATGTAATTATCGATGATTATCGTGCCGATTTTTGTAAATTTTCGCAGTTACTGCGTTTATTTGATCGGTACCCTTTACAGATACAATTTAAGGGCGGTACTTGTCAGTTTGTGGCGAAGCGTATTTTTGTTACGTGTCCGAAAGGGCCAAGAGACGTATGGTCTGGTCGCACAGAAGAGGATATTTCACAGTTAATGCGTAGGATTAAAGAAGTGAAACACTTTCCTTTTAGGTTAGTAGCAGCTGTTGTAGCCGTTAATGATGAAGGTATGATACCAGCGTAATTCAGTGAAGTTGGCAAATCATATTTTTTATTTTAACGGTTTAACAAGCTACAATTTGGAAAGTTAAGAATTTCATTATTTAATTAGTTTGCATTACGTGAATTTTTTTTCTTGAATTTATTATGGCAGATGGCCCTTTTAGTGCTGGCTACAGGTCACAGTATAAACGCAAGCGAGGAGAACCATTGACTGCTCAGAAGAAAGGTCAATTGGCAAGTATTAGATTTAACAAATTGTATCCGTGGTCTGATTATGGTGCTGCGCGAATGAAACGCGGTACTGCACTGAACTTGTCTAATTTTGGTGAAACCTATAAGAAGGCAAGTGATGCTCAAAAAGCAAATCGTAAAGAATCTGGATATACTGGCCGCGGATTATACACCGGTAACGGTGCATATGGAATGAGAAATACACTTGGTTCTTTTTTGAAAAAGAAAAAGACTGGGTCAATGTTATATGATAAAGCAATGTCTTATGCAGGCATGGGAATGTACACTGGAAGTGGTTTGTATAATGCAAATAATTTGGTGAATTCTATGAATTCGAGACCCAGTATGGAGTTTTCATCTCCTAATGATGAAACACAAAGTTTGATTATTGCTCATAAGGAATATATTGGAGACGTATTTGGTCCAAGCACTGCTGCGTTCACGAATGTGACTTATAATATTCAACCTGGATTGAGTCAGAATTTTCCCTTTTTGGCACAGTTTGCTCAAAATTTCGATGAATACGAATTAATGCAAATGGTTTTCGAATTTCATTCGACGATTGATGCATCTGCTGCTAATAATAGCAGTGGAAACACTGGTACCATTGTAATGGCCAC